TGGCTGCTATACAGGTTGTTTACAATAAAACAAAAAAGAAAGTACTAAAAGCATTACACTTTCCAATAGAAACGCTTAGAGCTGAGAAAGCTGTAGATGGAGTTATAAAGGCTTGGTATTATCATCCTAATTGGGCTGAGTACAAGAGAGGAGATAAGCCTAAAAGAATACCTGCTTTTGGTCAAGGTGGTAAAAGAGAAACTTCTGAGATATTTGTATCTAAACCTTATCAAAGTGGATTTTGGTATTATACTCCTAGTGACTATCACGGATGTTTACAATACTGTGATTTAGAAGTAGAGGTATCTAACTACCATATCAACAATATAAAAAATGGTTTACAGCCTAGCTTATTTATTAATTTCAACAACGGTATTCCTCCAGAGGAGACACAAGAAATAATAGAAAGCAAGATAAACGATAAGTTTGGAGGAACAAATAATGCAGGTAGAACAATTATAGCTTTTAACGAAGACAAGGATAGTTCTGCAACTATAGACCCTATACACTTACCGGATGCTCACGCACAATATCAGTTCTTAGCTGATGAGAGTAGAGAGAAGATAATGCTAGGACACGGAATTGTATCTCCTATTTTATTAGGTATTAAAGACAATACAGGATTTGGTAACAATGCAGAGGAATTAAGAACTGCATCTATACTTATGGACAACTTTGTTGTTAGACCTTTCCAAAAGGATTTATTAGATGATTTCTGCGAGATACTAGCTATAAACGGAATATACTTAAACTTATACTTTGTTACTTTACAACCTATTGAGTTTACAGAACTAGACAATATATCTACTAAGATTAAGAGAGAAGAAGAAACAGGAGAGAAACTAAGTTCCCAAAAAGAGTCAACAGACTTTTCTGATGAAGAGGGAGATGATATGTTAGAGCAATTAGAAGGCTTAGGAGAGATTATAAGCGATGATTGGGAGGTTATCCATACTGAGAAGTATGCTGAGGAGTTAAGTGAGGTTAAAATGGCTGAAATTAAGTCTAGCAACAAGTCATCTAAAGAAGATAGTGACATCTACAAAATTAGATACGCTTATATGCCTGTAAGAAAATCTCCAGATAGTAGAACTTTCTGCAAAAAGATGGAAACATTTACAGAGAGAAAGATAGTATTTAGAAAGGAAGATATTAATATGATGTCCTTTAGAGGTGTAAATAAAGAGTTAGGTCATAATAGACAGAATTATAGTTTGCTAAAATTTAAGGGAGGTAAAAACTGCCATCATTACTGGGAGTTAAGAGTATTCAAACTTAAAGGAGATAAGAGAGTAGACCCTGATTCAGCTTACGAGAAAGGTTTAAAAGAACCTAAGAATCCAAGTGAGATGACAGAAAGAATGATTGATAGACCAGATAGAGGGGCTTATCCAACTAATAAAAAATAAGATATGGCAACTAAAGCATTATTTATAACATTAAATGACTTGAAAAGAAAGTCTATTATATCTGGAAATACAGATGATGATAAGCTAATACAATTTGTAGAGGTTGCTCAAGATTTGCATATCCAAAACTATTTAGGTGGAAACCTATACGACAAGCTACAGGATTTAATATTAACAAACACACTTGATGATTCTGCTAATGTTAACTACAAAAACCTAGTTAATCAGTATGTAAAGCCTATGTTGATTTGGTTTAGTCAAAGTTCTTACCTGCCATTTGCTTCTTATAATATTGGTAATGGAGGTATTTACAAGCATATTGGAGATAACAAACAAGCTATAGATAAAGATGAGCTAGTACACTTAATGGGTAAAGTTAATGAGACTGCTGACTTTTATACTAGGAGATTTTTAGATTACATGGATTACAACAATAATCTGTTTCCAGAATATAACACATCTACGAATGAGCAGATGAGTCCAGATACAGATTCTAATTTTTCTGGAGGTATATTTTTAGGATAGTATGAAGAAAAAGATGTACAAACCAAAAGACTCCAATGTTAAAAAGATGGAGATATTATTTAAAAAAATTAAAGACAAAGATGGCAAACGAAATATATCCAGTTAGTTGGTGGGGTAATCCAGTTCAGAATGGCTGGGGTGGTATTTATTATGATTTTGCATACCCAAGTGCAATACCTAGTTTATTAACTACATTACAAGCAAGAGCATCTTATTACGAGAATGTAACTTGTACAACTGCAACATTAACCGAATTAGAAAACATAGAATAAGATGGCAGATAATTTATTAGATAAAGCATCAATATTACTTACACCAACTGCATACGACAATGGTAGAATGTTGAGTGTAAAGCCAGAGAATGGAGGTGGAGATTTTGACTTTGAAAGAAATTCTGCTGCAACCAGAGTTAATGCACAAGGTTTAGTTGAGAATGTACAGATAATCAGTTCAGAGTTAGTTTTAAACGGAAACTTTTCACAAGAAGGAAGTGAGTTAATTACTAATGGTGGTTTTGATACTGATAGTAATTGGACTTTATCAAGTGGTATAAGTTATAATTCAAATGGCTATATAGATTTTGATGGAACTCAAGGGAGTGGGCAGGCAAGAAACACACCAAATATAACTTTTGTAGCTGAAAAAACATACAAGGTAGTTTACGAAATAAAAAATTATGTTAGCGGAACTATTAGATTTAGGTTTCAAAATGGAGTTAATACTATAGGGCAGCAACAAAGTGGAGATGGTGTAAAAACAGAATACATTGTTTGTAATGATAGCTTAAATAATAATTTTCAATTTTTTAACTCGCCATCGTTTAATGGTTCAATAGACAACGTTTCAGTAAAAGAAGTCGGACAAAATTGGGATTTTGATGGAGATTGGACTATTGGTGAAAATAAAATTATTCACCCTGCAGGCTCTAGCCCTGAATATTCTACTCAAGATAATGTATTAACTATTGGAAAAAATTATACTTATTCTGTAGAATTGCTTACAGGAAATGTTACAAATTTCGCTCAATTATACGTAGAGGGTGTTGGAGCAATTGCTGCCTTTACTAATGGAGCTGGAGTTTATACAGGTTCTTTTACCGCACAAGGTACAAATATTCGAATTAGAGCAGTTAATGCTGATATAGATGTTGAAGTAACAAACATCTCAGTTAAAGAAATAACAGACGATACAAACCTACCAAGAATAGACTACACAGATGGTTGTGGAAGTTGGTTATTAGAACCACAGAGTACCAACTTATATCTTAATTCAGAAACATTATCAACTCAATCAAACGCAACAAGTGCTAGTACATACACAGTTTCTTTTTATGGTACTGGAACAATAACTTTTAGTGGAACACATACTGGAACTTTAGTTGGTACTGCTGCTGATGAGAGGGTATCTGCTACATTTACTACAACAAGTGGAACTTTAACATCTACAATAAGTGGTACTTGTAATAAAGGTCAGCTTGAAAACTTATCCTACGCAACCTCGTACATACCAACTAACGGAGCTGCAAACACAAGGCTACAAGATATTGCAACAAATAGTGGGAACGCTAGTTTAATAAATAGTACAGAAGGTGTGTTGTATGCTGAGATAGCAGATTTATCAGACAATGTAAATAAATTAAGGTTTATAAATATTGCAGACACTAGTTCTACTTTTACTGACAGAATATCTATAGGATTCAGACAAGATAATAGGATTTTGTTTGAAGTTTTTAATAATAATTCTTTACAAATGCAATATTTTGATAATACAACAAATGTTTTAGAATTTAACAAAATGTGTGTTAGATATAAAAACAATGATTGTGCTGTTTTTGTAAATGGAGTTAAAGTTCACCAAGATACAAGCGCAACAATTCCGTCTAATTTATCTACATTAATTATGGCTGGTTATACTAATGGTACTTTTGGTTTTGAAGGAAAAGTAAAAGCACTAGCAGTTTACAAAGAAGCATTAACAGATTCAGAATTACAATATTTAACAACAATATAAAATGCACATATACAAATTAGTTTTTGATACAGAACAACAAGGCAAACAAATATTAATAGATAACAACGTTTGGCAAGAAGTAACAATAGAAGGTGTTACAACTATGCAATACATAAACGGAACAAAAGGTGTTGTAAATATTGGTAAGGTGGTAAAAACACAAGGTACTTATGACCCAGATAGTCACGAAATAACACCTCCAATTTATTATCCTGGTTATGCTTATGATGTTATGAGTACAGATGAATTAGACTTTGGAAGCTTTGAGGTTTATCCTGCTGATAATGCAGTACATCAATTCTACGGATATCCTAGAAATGCAGAAGTGCCTAAAAATTAACAGATGGATATGCAAGATATAAAATTA